CTATCACCCTCACATGAAATAATACCTTGATTTATGAAACCAGGTGACATAATAATCTCTAGTTTACCCATAAGAACGTTTCCTTCCCACCACAAATCAATTACGTTGTGAGAAATCCTACTAACAGATACAATAGAGCTTTCTGGGTGATCTGCTTCACCCAGTGCTCTTTTTTCTTTAATTAATTTTAGATAATTTTCGGCCTCTCTTCTTAATATGTCTTCTGGATAAACTCTTTCATTTCTGTTTTCCACACCATATTTTTGCATTACTGCATAAACCACAAGAGGCTCTTCAATAATTGATTGACCTTGTGAAAGTTTATTTACTTCACTTATAAAATGTCTATTGTCCTTTGGAGATATATAACCAGCGTCATATTCTATTAATACTCCTTTTTTATTTAATTCATTTCTTTTCAAAATCTCCATAATAATGATATATTTTATTAATAAATATATCATCACATAGAAAAACTTTATTTTTTAGTTTTAAAGAAGGTGAAATGATTATTATTACGTAGACAATTATTTACTACATTAAAAATAACATCTTTTGAAGACTCCAAAATATTGGGTTGGTTTATAGGTAAACCCTTCTTTTGATACAATGTTATTTCACAAGACATAAAACTTCTTTTAGAAGGATTGAACCCAGAAGTTCTCATGTCTAAATCCACAATATATCTATCATCATAGAAAAATTCTTTGTTTATTGTGGAATTTAAGTTTTGTTTTATTTTTTTTCTTAACGAACTTATTATAGTATCGTAATTTAATTCTTCATTGTGGTCATTTAATTCTCCCCACGCGCTTAAGTTAATATAAATACTTTTAGATTCTTTATTATTAACTGTACCTATCTTTGTTTTAAAATTCTCTAATAAATCTAATTTTAATTCTTTCCCTAATTTCATCCATACTCATATAATTTTTTGTTATTAAATTTTTATTAATTATAATAATTTTTAACAAAAAAGTCAAATAATAAAAAAACCCATCTTTTGATGGGTTTTCCTAATTTAATTCGATGATACTGATTCTTTTAAATTATATACTCTATTAATATCGGATTCAAATGTTGTCACATCATAATCCATATTCAATAATTTATCTTTTACCTTAAGTAGTTTATCCTTTAATTCTAAATCAATAGATTCAGATAGTTTATTATCAATAATAGTAATACACTCCTTTTTCAACTTCTTAAATAGATCTACTTTATTATCTTCAGAACCATTTAATATTGTAGTAACAATTTCTTGTTCAGTTTCATTTAATTCTGAAAGTCTACTATTCAATTTATTTTTAGCCAAATTTGTTAGTATACTAGGTGGTAAAGAAACCATTTCGAAATTAGATGTCTCCACATTACCCTCACTAACCATCATTGTGTCCTTAATAAAATTAATTGATTCATTAATCTTAGATAAGTTGGATGGTGTTTTTTTAGTTTTAACCAAAAAGTTTATATGTTCATATAACTCATTGTTTTCTTTGTTAATTTTTTTACCCTCCAATAATTTTAATAAAGACTTGTTACTTTTAGTGTCAATAGATTTAAGAAGTTCTACATTTTCTTTAATGAAATCTTTAGCTTCTTGTTCATCACTAAATTTAGTGTTTTGTAAATTCTTATAAATGAAATATTGGTCATTTAAATTTTTATCTTCTTTTATTAATTTAATATATTTTGAAAATAATTCTTTACCCTTCTTGTCTTTAGTTATTACTGATTCTATAACTAGGTTATTGAATGTATCTTTTATATTACCAAAATTTTCCATAGTATTTTTAATATAAATATGTAATTTATTTAAAAAAAATTATTTAATTAAATTATCTATTTCGTTAGTTATATCATTTATCTTCTTGTTTAATTTAGCTGTATCCTCTTCTACACTATCTAAATTAAATACTTTGTCATTTTTTTCTAAACTTTCGTATAGTTTTTTAAGGTACATATTTTGGTATCTTTTAGTTTTTTCTTCATATTTTCTTTTATTTTCTTCCATTAAAAGATTACCATCCTTATTAGTACTTTCTACAGCTGGTTCAGCTTCACCACCTGGTGTAGGTGTAGGTGATGGTGTAGCTCCCATACCCATATCCATTCCTTCTTCACCACCTTCTCCTGGTTGAGCTTCTCCAGCCCCAGATACTAACGCGTCAAAATCACCATATAACTTATCCACTCTATCGAATATACCAGACTTTTTAATCACTGTGGCTGTTTGTTCCATTTCAGCCGCAGCAGCCTTCTCTAATCTTTGTTGTTCTAAGTCATTTCTTATTTCTTCGTCAGACATACCTAAAATTTCTTTTTTAGCTCTAGTCATAGACATAGCACCAAATCCATTCCCAGCATCCGCCACACTATCCTTATATAGAGTAACCTTCAATTGTGTCTGTTCTATTTTCAACATTTCAGATTGTGTTGATGGATTGTTTAGTGATAATGTAAAATTCTCCAACTCATCCTCTAAACCTAGAATATAAAGATGTATAATAGCAATTTTATTCAACTCTTGTAACATAGATTGTTGTATTCTATTTATAGTTCTAGCAAATCTAATATCTTGTAAAGCCAAATTTTTACCATCACCATTAACTTCTTCAAAACCTAAAAATGGTTTAGGTACTCTAAGTGCAGTAAACAACTTTTTTTGTAGGTATTGAATATCTGCGATTTCAGATAAATTAGTAGCACCCGCCAAAGTTTCTATTGGACTAGGGGCACTTGGGTCTCTTACAGGAATGAAATAATCCTGATCCTGAGCCATCTGATTGTATCTAGTATCTATTTGACCAGTTTTTTGGTCAATTACTGGACTTTTCTTAAAATTGTTTGCGATTTTTTGTACGTATGCTGGTACATCTTGTTCATCAATGTTACCAACAAAGATTTTAAATATTCTTCTTTCAGGTGCTCTTGTAACCCTATAAATTAACATCGCATCTTCAGAAAGTAATAATTGTTTCCATATTCTTCTAGCTTTTTCCAACATAGATGTACCATAAGGTAATCTTCTATCATCACCCAACAATCTAAAGTGGGCAATTTGCCAAGCGTTAAACTCAATATCTCTTTGACCCCATACAAACTTAACTGGGTTAAATCTATCTGTAGCACTATCTGAAGAGTTTTCACCAAATCCCTCATTTTCTTTTCTTGAGATTTCTATGTTAGGTAATTGTTTTACACCAGTAACACCCTCTTCACTATCTATATTTAAAAATAAAAAGTTATCACCATACTTACAAGTGTTTCTAGTCCACATAGGTAAAGATGTATGTATATCCAACCTATTGTAAAATAAATCTTGTAATATTCTTCTTACACGTTTGCTTTCAGAAAATATATTCAACATTTTACCCTCATTGTTCAATGTTGTAGATTCCTCCATCATTATATCTAAAGCCGCAGATATTTCTGGAAAAAATTCCATACCTTCAAAATCCGCATAAGAAGCTAATCTAGTTGTTTCATAATATATGGAATGTTGATAAATCTCGTTATCAACTTTCTGCCACATATTTGACAAATACTTATCTTGTTGTTTCTTTAACTTTTCAAATTCGTATTCTTCTTTAGATTTAGTTTTTAATAACTCTCTATTATCCAAAGAATATTTAGATTTATTTTGTTCCTTTTTAACCTCTGGACCAAACAAATCTGTTAATTGTTGAAATATTGTTTTCTTAGCCATTATAATTTACTTGTTTTTTTACTATTATAATAAATATTTGAAAAAATTAAATGTTAAACACCAAATAACCAATTATATTCCCCACCATCGTTTGGATTACCATTATTATTTTGTTGTGGGTGATATGTTGGTGTACTAGTATAGAATGGATTAGTATATGTTGGCTGTGTATTTAAGGCGTTATTACTAGTAGATACATTAACCCAACTATCCAACATAGCCTTTGTCTGATTTTCCAATTGTTTTAACTTTTTAAATGAAGTTTGAATTACAAAGATACACATAGCGTAAGCCATAATAATATCATCGTGGTAACCCTCCATATGATCTGGTCTACCACTTTTATAAACAAATGTTCTTAATTCAGAAATCATTCTTTGAGACCTTATAATAGTTTTATTCTCCCTAATATGTTCTTCTAATTCAGATACTAATTGTAGTCTAGTATTACCAACATTAAATCCGGGTACTTTATCACCCTCTTGATATTTTTTTTTGGCGTATTTATCACTTAATTTTCTACTCTTAGGGTCATCATAATGTAAATGTTTGTAATCCATCTCCAATAACTTCAATACAGTAGATACACCCATACCACCAGTAATATCTACTATGGTGTAAGCGTTATACATATTACCATACTTATATACAACCTCAGCCAAAATATCGGGTGGTAACTTATATTGGAACTCAGCGACTTGTTCTAAATTTTCAAAATCCAAAATAACTATAGTTGAACTATCTTTTCCATCACCCCTACTAACATCAACCCCCATAATATATTTATGACCCAATTCAGGTTTTTTCCATATCCACATAGCCTTATCTAGTTCAGCCGAAAACTCTGGATCTTTTACGAAATTGTTTTCGTGGTATGATATATACTCATCTTCAACAACGTTACCACCAGACCCAATAAAGGAAACATCTAATTCTTGTGCGATTTTTTTAGCGTCACCCATATCGGCCGCCATTTCCTCATACCAAGGAGATAATGGTTTCCAACCATCAAGAACCATAGTTTCATAATGATCTATTGTTGATTCATCAGTTTCAAATATTTCACCCTTATACTCCCATCTTAACTTAGTCCTATCTAGTGTTTCACAAAGTATTTTTTCATCCTCACCCTTTACCCAATATAATCCTCTATTGTATCTCACGTCTTGATACCATTTCATCTCAACAATATTAAAATTGTTGTCTTTTTTCTTAGCCCCATCATACGTCTTATAATATAAAGGATCTAACCCATTTGGGGTTTGATGTCCTAATATATTATTATATAAAACTGAATGACACCAAAAGTCATCTGTTTCAGGTAATGAAAAATCATACGTTTTATTTTTACTTTTTTCTATTTTTCTTACAGTTACCCATTTACTATTTTCCATTAATATTTTATCGATATTATATTTTGAAATATCAACACCTAAGTTGTTTTCAATATAATCTATAAAATTTTTAAAAATGTTAACTGAAATATTTGAAGTTTTATTTTTATTACTTATTTTAATACTATTAACTTTTAAA